ACTACAGGGGGTTGCGAATGTCAGACAGTTTCTACAAGCAGTTGACTGCCATTTTGAAGCGGCATGAGGGCACAGAGCTTAAGCCCTACCGCTGCACCGAGGGGTTCCTAACCCTGGGCATTGGCCGCAACCTAGAGACAAAGGGTATCTCGGAAGATGAAGCCGAATACCTTCTCCGCAACGACATCGAAGAAGTGGTTGCGGCCCTCAACGACAGGACTCCCTGGTGGAACAACCTGCCGGACCATAAGCGAATTGTGTTGGCCTCGATGGCCTTCCAACTCGGCGTCGGCGGGCTCCTCAAGTTCCAGCACATGCTCGCAGCCGCTGAAGACGGGGACGACAATGAGGTCGTCGCTCAAATGCGGGACTCCCTGTGGCACCGTCAGACGACGGCCAGGGCGGAGGAGCTGGCGAGACTGTGGACTGGCCCATGACTGAAGCAGAACTAGAGCTTTTGCTGGACCGATCAGCCAAGCGCGGTGCCCAGGAAGCGCTGAAGACTATTGGCCTGCACGATGAAAACGCCGTCCACGATGTGAAAGACCTCCGCGATTTGCTTGATATGTGGCGCGAGGCCCAGCGAGCGGTCGCTACCACCATAACGAAGGCCATCACCGTGGGGATTCTGTCTCTGTTGGCGATAGGCGCCTGGTACAAGTGGGGAGGCGGGGAATAATGTGGCAAACACTTCTAGGCCCTATCGCGGCCATCGGTAAAACCTGGGTCGAGGGGAAGGTCGCCAGGAGTAAGGCCAAGGCAGAGGCAGAGGCCCAAGTTTTGGTGCAGGCGTCGCAGTCCACGGCGGACTGGGAAGCCTACATGGCCAAGCAGGCAAGCCAAAGCTGGAAAGATGAGTGGCTGACCCTGCTCTTTAGCATTCCTCTGATCCTGGCCTTTATCCCCAGCGCGGTGCCCTACGTCATGCAGGGCTTTGAGGCCCTAGAAGCAATGCCCCAATGGTATCAATACACCCTTAGCATCATCGTCGCAGCCAGCTTTGGCGTTCGCAGCGCGATTGGACTGATGAACAAGCGAGGCCCCAAATAATGGCGCTTGAATCTGCTTCCTTTATAAATGGCTTGGTGAGCACCAACCCGACCAGCTCAGACAACGTCGGTGAGGGCGACAACCATATTCGCTTGGTTAAAGCGACGATCCTGGCCACGTTTCCCAACATCGCGGGCGCGATGACTAAGAGCCACACGCAGCTTAACACCAGCGTGGCTGCCACCGAGGCGGCGACCAACGCCAACACGGCCAGCGCCATCGTCAAGCGTGACGGCAGCGGCAACTTCTCTGCCGGCACAATCACTGCCGCCCTCACTGGTAACGTCACCGGCAATGCCTCTACGGCCAGCGCTTGGGCTACGGCAAGGACCATCACCCTGGCCGGAGACCTGACTGGCAACGTGTCTGTCGATGGCAGCGCCAACGTCACGCTGACGGCTGCTGTTGTTGATGACAGCCACAACCATGTCATCGCAAACGTAGACGGTTTGCAGGATGCGCTGAACGCCAAGGTCGGGACTAGCGGAAACGCAGCCAGCGCCAGTAAGTGGCAAACGGCTAGAACAGTGACGTTCGCCGGCGGTGACGTGACCGGCAATTTCACGATTGACGGAAGCGCGAATGTTTCTGGCGTGAACCTTCAGGTGGTCAATGACAGCCACAACCATGACAGCCGCTACTTCACCGAATCAGAATCAGACGCTCGCTTTCTAGGGATTAGCGCCAACGCTGCAAGCGCCAGCAAGTGGGCGACTTCACGCACCCTGTCGCTTAGCGGCGACGCTAGCGGAAGCGCCAGCTTTGACGGCAGCGCAAACGCTACGCTTTCTGTAACCGTGGCTAACAATAGCCACAACCACACCATTGCAAACATCACCAGCCTGCAGAACGCGCTCGATGGAAAGCTGAGCACCACGGGCACAGCGGCAGATAGCACAAAGTGGGGCGGGTACAAATTCAGCACCAGCAGTACTGGGTCTGCTTCCGACACGATCTATTTTAGGACCTAACCGTGGGCATATTCATCGGCGGGACCGAGATCACTGACATCAAAATTGGTAGCACCGCTATCAATCAGGTGTTTGTCGGCTCGACTCTGGTGTGGCAACGCATCACTTGGACTTTCGGTATTCCCGTCACCACCGTAAACGACACCGGCGCTCTCGGCGGTGGCGTGACCGTTCGCAGCGATGGCGTGATCACCTTTAACAGTGTGTCAAATAGCTACTACGGTAATCCGTCCAACGCTAACTTCGGCCAATACTACGAGGCCCAGCTAACCAAGTCCTCCGGCACCAGCCCGAGTACCGGGCCCGCGTTAGGGTCTTACCACGCGCTGAGCAGCAACCGCGCTTGGCAGTGGAACACGTCTTCGCCGCTAACATTTAGCGGAACCGTGACGGTGCGCGAGATCGCCAACACGTCCAACAGCGACAGCTTTACCTACAACCTTGATCTCGACTGCTTCCTGGCCGACACGCAGATACTCATGGCCGACGGCAGCGAGAAGCGCATTGCCGAGGTGGAAGTGGGCGACGTGGTCATGGGGGAGGGCGGATCGCTCAACACGGTCACCGAGGCCCAGAGCTTCGACAAGATCGACTCCGTATATAAGATCAACGACGGCGACTACTTTGTCACCGGAGGTCACCCGTTCAAGACCACCAACGGCTGGAAGGCCATGCGCCCAACGGCGGTGGCTGCTTCTCACGTCGAGCTGGGTGTCACCGAGCTGAGTGTGGGCGACGAGATGATCAAGCGTGAAGGCACCGAGACTGTGTTCGCCATCACGTTCATGGAGCGCCCGGTTACCGTCTACAACCTTGCCGTGGACGGGAACGACACGTTCTTTGCCAACGGCTACTTGGTGCATAACAAGTAATGGCCTTTATCCCGATCAGGCAGGTAGGCGCGGGCGGCATTGTCACCGACCAAGCGCCCTATGATTTGGAGCTTCAGCAGTTCCCGGCGGGGAACAATGTTGCTATCGAGGACGGCAAGATTGGCAAGGCGCTGGGCTACAGCAACCGTAAGTCTCTAGCTTTTGAGCCGACGCACGTTCAGGGATGGCTCTACCAAGGCAACAACAGCCTGGTGATTGGTGCCAACACGGCGATCTACCGTTTTGACGGCACCACCGTGACTAACGTCAGCTCGCAGACTTATAGCAACTCGCCGCGTTGGCAGAGTGCGCAGATTGGTGCCGGCGTGATCATGAACAATGGCACCGAGGTGCCCGAGTTCATGTTTCCCAACGGGTCAGCGTTCGCCGCTCTGACCGCTTGGCCGACCAACGTGACAACCCAGTGCCTAAAGCCGTTCAACAGCTTCCTAATCATGGTGGGTTACGAGGACCTGACAAACCGTTATCCCTACACCGTTCGCTGGTCTGACGAGTACGACCCTGCCAGTGTGCCGCAGAGCTGGGACATCACAAGCACTACCAACCTAGCGGGTGAGAACGTGCTTTCGGGCAACAACGGCGAGCTGATCGACCAGCTTACGCTAAACGACGCAAACATCATCTATGCAGAGCGCGGCGTCTTCGCCATGACCTTTATCGGCGCACCGCTGGTCTTTGCGTTCCGCGAAATATTCAACGATGACGGCATCATCAACCGTGGCGCCGTGGCCGGCTTCTTCGGTCAACACTTGGTGGTTGGCCAAAACGACATATATGTGCATGACGGTAACAACAAGCGCTCCATCGTAGACAAGCGCGTCCGGCGTCAGTTCTTCGCTGAGCTGCGCGACACTCGGAGCGTGTTTTGCCAGTCGATTCCTGACCGCTCTGAGGTGTGGATTTGCTACGCAGACGACGACAGCAGCGACAGCCAGACAGCTAACCGCGCTCTGGTCTATAACTGGGCCCAGGACGCGTTCACCTTTATAGACCTGCCGAACATTCGCGCACTGACGTTGGCGGACAAGATGGACACCTCGGGAGATTGGGACAACAGCCCGGTCACCTGGGCGCAGTCCTCCGACTACTGGAGCAACGCCTCGATCACCACGGCAGGGCAGAACATCAAGCTGTTTGGCGCAGGCTATCTCGACGACAAGGTTTACCAGCACAACGACACCTACGGCGCTGACGGCTCCGCGCTTGATGCTTTCATCGAGGCTAGCAAGTTAGACCTTGACGCGATCACTGGGGGCAGCACGGCTACGATCAAGCAGATCAATCAGATTCTGCCGCAGATCGAAGGCTCTGGCGCTGTGACGATCAGGGTCGGCGTCAGCGACTCGCCGCAGCAAGGTGTGCAGTGGATAGCAGAGCGGTCTTACAACATTGAGAGCGATCACAAGATCGACGTGCGCGCCAGCGGTCGCTATCTGGCTTTGCGCTTCCAATCCGCGTCGTCGGAAAACTGGTGGAAGGTCACCGGCCTCGACATCGACATCAGAGAGGTGGCCAAGCGATGAGCTACCGACCTCTTCCGACTACGGCAGGCAACGTCACTGACCTGCGTTCTTGGGCCAACCGCGAGCTACAGCGAGTGTCCCTGGCGATCGACCTTACGGGATCGCAGCTCACCTTAGCGGTGCTCAATGCGCCGCCTGAAAAGCCGCAAGTCGGGCAGATCGTTTTTGCGGACGGAACCAACTGGAACCCTGGCTCAGGCAGGGGTTTGTACTATTACGACTCTTCCTGGGTCTTTATTGCATAGGTGTAAGCCATGTCTCTTTTTTCTTTTGGCTCAAAAAAATCTAAGCAAAGTTCTAGCTCAAACGCGCAGAGCTTTGTCGATCCTAACCAGCAGCCGTTTCTCGATGACATCCGCACGCAGGCTCAAGCTCTAAACCAAACGGGCATGCCGGTTGAGGGCGTGGCAGCCCTAAACCCGACGCAGATGAGCGGCATGGATGCGCGCTTTGGCGCCGGCGGTAACATCATGAACGTCGGCGGCATGGTCCAGAATCAGGGTATGAGCATGATGCCTGGGCAGTCCATGGCGCTGAACTTCGCACAGAGTGCGATGGGGCAGCCCGCCGGCTTTGCTGGCCCGCAGCGCGGTATCCCCCGTGGCGGTATGGAAGGCGCGGGTATCCCGTTTCGCCCTAGCGGCTTCGCTCCTGGCCGCTTTAGCACCGCCAGCCTAGCGAACCGAGCTGCAGGGATGAATGCGCCCCAAGGCGGCACGCCTTCTAACTACGCTTCAATGTTGAACGCTCGCAACCCCGCGGCCCCCGGCCCCGGCGGCATGATCGGCCCCGCGAGCGTCGGCCCGATGAATTTTAATCTTGCAAGCAACATGGCCTCCCGCGGCGCCGTGGCTGGCCCGGCGCAGAACACTGGCATTAACACTGGCCTAGCCGACACCATCGGCGGCATGACCACCTTTGCCGACGCAGCTCAGGGGCGTGGCATCGATACCGACACCGCCGGTCAAGCCACTGGCATGACGACCTTCGCCGACGCGGCTCAGAACCGAGGCTTCGATCAGCGCAACGTGTCGAGCTACATCAACAACGACGTGCTCCAGGGGCAGATCGACGCGGCGTCCAGAGACATAATGCGTAACTTCACTGAGAACCAGCTCACCGGCAACGCCTCTGGCGCAGCGGCCACTGGCAACAGCGGCAGTAGCCGCCGTGCTGTTATGGACGCCATCGCCGCTAGGGGCGCCGCCGACAGAGTGGGTGACATTTCCGCTTCGATGCGCGGTCGAGCTTACGATACTGGCGTGAACATTGAGGCGGGCAGGGCCGCACAGAATGCGGGCTTTGACCAGCAGACTGCTTTGGCAAACGCAGCAGCCGCAAACCGCCTGACCGGACAAGGCTTGAGCATCGCAGCCAACCAGGGCCAGCAAAACGTCGGTAACGTGCAGGCGGCAAACTTGGCTAACGCGGCCGCTACTAACCGCATGCAGGCGCAGGGTGTGAACGTAGCCGCTAGCCAGGCGAGTCAGGACACCGCCAACCGCCAAGCTGCTGAGCTAGCAAACCAAGGCGCCTATAACACCTTGCTTGGTCAAGGCTTCAATTTTGGCAATCAGCAGGCGATGCAGAATGCTCAACTGCAGCAGCAGGCTGCCCTCGCTAATCAGCGTAATGCGCAGTTTGGCGCCTCCTTGGCCAACACCATTGGCCAGCAGGGCGTGGCTAATATGCAGGCTGGAGCAAATCTTCAATTGGCAGGCGCCAATGCCCAATACGGCGTGGGTAATGACCTCCGAGCCTACGAGCAGCAACTGTTGAACAACGTCTACCAGCAACAGATGTCACCGTTCAACTCGCTGAACTTCTACAACCAGCTCGTTGGGGCGCCGACGGTGCTGAACACTGCCAGCACTCAGTCCAGCGGCAAGTCCAGCGGCTTCGACTTAGGATTCGGCTGAGGTCTAGGCTATGGCTTTTTATGACTTAATTGGTGAACGACCTCAAGGTTATCTTGAAGAT